GTTCATAAGACAGGTAATGAAACAATTGATGGAGCAAAAACTTTTAATAATTCACAAATTTTTATTAAAAACGCAGGTAATACAACAATAGGAAGTATTTACAAAAGTGGAAATGGTTGGAGGTTTTTAAATAGTTCAACTTTAAATTCTTTTTCTGTAGAAGGGGGTATTTTGTTTTTATTTAAAACAACAACTTCTATATATTCAAGAATAGATACTTCTTTTTTAACGGCAATAAGAACACATAATTTACCTGATGCAAGTGGAACAATAGCATTAGATGAAAATTTAGTACATAAAACAGGAGATGAAACAATTGATGGTATTAAGACATTTGTTAAAGATATAATAGTAAATGACATATTTGTTGGAAGAGGAGAAGGAGGTCATAACACTAATACTGCTCTTGGTTATAGAGTATTACTTCATAATACTACAGGAGTTGAAAACACAGCAATAGGAAGTCAAGCACTTAGAAATAATATTATAGGTATTAGAAATACAGCTGTTGGTGAAGGAGCTCTTAAACAAAATTTAGTTGATGAAAATACAGCAGTAGGACATGGTTCCTTACAAGTAAATACTAGTGGAGCTGAAAATACAGCAGTAGGTGCTCTTGCACTTAATAGTAACATTATAGGTAGTGGTAATACAGCTGTTGGAATAAAAACACTTAAAGATAATGTTGCATCAAATAATACAGCAATAGGAAAAGAAGCTCTTAGTGAAAATAAATTAGGATATGACAATACTGCAATAGGGGTTACTGCTCTTAAAGAAAATATTAATGGGTTTGATAATGTTGCTATTGGGATAGATGCCCTTAGAAAAGCTACCAATGGTACACAAAATACAGCAGTTGGAAAGATGGCTATGGGAGATACTAATATTGCAGGAAATAGTAATACAGCATTAGGTGTTTCTGCCCTTGAAAGAGCTTATGCTTCAACAGGTAATACTGGAGTTGGAGTTTTTGCTCTTTATAATGTCAGAGGAGATTTTAATACTGCAGTTGGTTACGGTGCTCTTAATAGTGTTGGTCTTGGAAAGCATAATGTAGCAGTTGGAGCTTCTGCTCTTGCAGGTAATCAAGATGGGGATAATAATGTAGCTATTGGGTATAATGCATTTAATCAAGAAAATTTTGGAAGTGATAATATTGGAATTGGTAGAGACTGTAGAATAATTGGAAAAGGAGCTGATAATTCAATAGTTATTGGTGCAGATGCTAGAGGGTTAGGTTCTAATACAACTGTAATAGGAAATAACTTTACTACATTAACTGAACTTAGAGGAGATTTATCTTTACCAGAAGTAAGAAATTTAAACTTTATAGATGATGCTGCTGCAGCCTTAGGAGGAGTTCCTATTGATGCAATATACCATAATGCAGGAATACTGCGTATAAGATTAGTATAACTTTTAAAATTAAAAATCATGGCAACTAAATCAAACTCAACAACATTTGAACCTAGACCTAAAGTATCTAGACCTGGAGTACATGCTAAAAGCAAAACCTCTAAATTAAAAACTTCTAAAAGTTATAAAAAACTTTACAAAGGACAAGGAAAATAAGTTATTTTTTAACTATTTTTGTAAGAATATATTATGAAACAGTTTATAAAAATTATATCAATATTAAAAGTAAGTATCATGGAATGGATAAGTCTATACACGAAGTATTTTATTAAGATAGGAGTTAACACTAAAGCTATGGCATCAAGTCCAGCAGGGGTAATTACAGGAACTTCTATAGTAGCTGTTTCTGTTTTAACTTCAATACAGAAAGCCTTATTACTGTTGCTTATCTTTTTTATTATAGATTTTATAACTGGAATTTTAGCTTCTTGGAAAATTAAAAGAGAAGAAGAAAAGATTAAACCTGAACTTAAAGAACAAGCTTTAATATCTTCAGAGAAACTTAAACTTTCAGCTGTAAAAGCTTTTACTTATGCAAGTGCTATATTAGGGGTTTGGGGTATAGAGAAAGTATTCTTCATTAAGACCTTTAAGTTTGATAATGTAACTACAGAAGGTTTAACTATAACTTTAATTTTTATTGGCTTTTGTTGTGCTATAGAATTTTATTCAATTGTATTTGAGAACTTTAAAAAAATGGGTTTTGATATAGCTAAGAAATTTCTCTTTATGGTTAAGAGTGTAAAAAAGATTATCTTTCAAGTAGAAAAATAAAATAAATCCATACCTTTGTGTTATGGATTTAGCAAATAAATTAACACAACCTTTTAGTAATTTGACTTTTGAAGAGAAAAAGCACAAGTACTTTGTAGAAGGTAAACCTATTAAGACTTCAGTCTCAGGTTTAATATCAGAATTTTATGAGCACTTTAATGCTCAAGCAGTGGCCCCTTACTCAGCTAGAAAGTTAGGAATAACCACAGAGGAAGTCCTAAAACAATGGGCTGACATAAACCAAGAATCTAGAGACAGAGGACACAGAGTACATAACTTTGGAGAACTCTATCAGTTTGACAGAAGTCTAAAACCTTCTTGTCCCCAGGAAGAAGCTATTGTAGCTTTCTGGGCAAGTCTACCAGAACATATTATTCCAGTAGCTGCTGAACTCAGAATGTACCATTTTAAATATCTCTTTGCAGGTACAGCAGACATCATCCTATTTGACACTAAGACTCAAACATACATAATTGCTGACTACAAGACCAACAAGGACTTGTTTAAGAATTTTAAAAACAAAACTATGCTGGCTCCTTTTGAGACCTTATTAGATTGCCCTTTAAATCATTATGTTGTTCAACTCTCTTATTACCAATTACTTCTAGAGCAAATAGGAGTAAAAGTTACTAAAAGAGTTATTATATGGTTGGGATTAGATGGTAAGTTTAGTTGCATAAATACAGATGATGTAACAAGTATTCTAAAAATAACTTTAAATTAATTATTATGAGGAGGTTTGAATTAAGAAATTTAAAAAAGGCTTTGGGGAAATCTTTCTCAATTTTCTTTCCTGGATTAGAAAAAAACTTAAATCAGTTTTCTGGAGTAGATCCTCAAGAAGACTTAGTACTTATTTCTATTTATCCTAATGGATTAACTAAATCAGCACAAATCATTAGAACTATAACAGGATGGTCTATTAAGAAATCTACAAACTTTATTAAGCAAGGAGCATTTCCTAAAGTTATTGAATATAATCTAAAGGCTACTACTGCAGCTCTTGCAGATACCCCAATTTCTGAAATGATAGTTAAAGCTGAAGAAGAAAAAGCTTGTGTAATAGAAATAAGATAAGATGAGAATAGCTGAAATAGTAGAGAGAATCCAATCTTTGTACTCTAGAGGAGTATCTAGTGATGAGTCAAGATTATCTGATAGACATGTTTATAATAAAGCATTGTCTGTTAGGATGCAACTTTTGTCTCAACAACTAAAAAAGAAACAAAGACTAAGTGATTGGAACTATACAGTTATGCCTTGTGTAGAACTAATAAAAGTTCCTAGTCATGAATGTGCTTGTCTAGGAGATTTGGGTTGTGATGTCTATAGAACTAAGTTTAAGATTCCAAGAGTAATGACAGATTCTAATAGACACTACATAGAATATGTAATGTCTGTAGATAATGGAATGAGAATTGAAGAAACTACAAGACAAGGTGTTATGTATTTAAAAGGTAATAAGTATACTGGGGTTAAACCTAAATACTTATTTGAGAATGGTTATTTATACTTTCCTTTAAAGAAAAATCCAGGGATAGTAAAGATTAAACTTCTTGCTGAAGATCCTTTAGAAGCTCATCATTATCCTTCTATTTGTGAAGAGTGTCCTGAGTGTTTAGATTGTCTTCCAACTCCTGAACATACTTTTGATATTGATGGAGATTTAATTGAACCTTTAATTGATATCTGTGTTCAAGAAATTATTGTTATCTTTGGGCAAAAGAAAGAAGATAGAGCAAGTAATTCAAGAGATATTCAAAGACCTGAAGGAGCTAATAGATAATGCAAAAGACAAATCTAAACATAAGAAGTTCTTATAAGAGATATTCCAAAGAGATGGAAAATCCTGTAGAACTTAAAGCTTTTATTCCAATAGCAAATGGTTATATGGAATTCTTAATGGCAAAGGTTATTAGTGGAGAAGAAGTTACTCTTCCTGCAAAACTAGGGACTTTATTTATTCAAGGAGTAAAAAAGAAACTTACATTTAATAAACAAGGTGTACCATTACTTCCACCTAATTGGGGTGAGACTAAAAAGTTATGGGAAAGAAACCCTGATGCAAAAGCAACAAAGAAGATAGTATACTGTCTTAATGAAGAAACAAATGGTGTGGTCTATAAATTACACTGGTCTAAAAATAGAGTGCCAATAGAGAACAAACTTTATTATAACTTTATACTAACTAGAGATAATAAAAGAGCTATACACAAACAGATAAAACAAGGTAAAGAGTATATCATTAAATCAGAATAATATGTCAACAGAGTTATTAAAATCAGCAAGTCTTGAAAAGAAAAAAGACTTTACTCTTCCTAAAGGAGGAACTATTATCAGTAAAGAAGTAAGATTAAGTGTAGAAGAAATTGAAAATGGTTTCTTACTTAGAAAGTCTTATGATATTAAATGGACTGGAGCAGGTTCAGATGATAATAACTATGAATACTTTACAAGAACTTGGTTCTCTAAAGATAATCCAATTCAAATAACCATGCCTGATGAGACTAAATCATTGGCAGATAAATTAGACTAACCATGGAAAAACAAATTTTTTTTGCTATAAAAAGCTTAGAAAAAAAGGTAGTAGACATCTACTCTAAAATTAAAAATACAGGTTCTAGTCCTGAGCAACTTACTTTAGATGCAATTATTTATAATGCCAAAGCTCCTATAAAAATAGGTAATCCTCTTGGAGAGGGAGTATCAAATGAGTCAGTTAGACATATCATTCCTTTACCTAATGGTAAATTTTTAATTCATGGTCAGTTCTTTATGTACCAAGGAGTTAGAGTAAATGGTTTAGCTAGAGTAAACTCTGATTTTACTTTAGACCCAACTTATACTGGAGGAGGAAATAGATTTTTTTCTAATACAGGTGTGTCTCCTAGTGTTACTAGTGAAACTTTTATACCTATCTTAGATAGTAATCAAAATTTATATATGGCTCCTGCAGGTGCTTATGCTTATGATGATAGTTTAGTGGGAGGAAGTGTTAGACTAGCAAAAATACTTAAGTTAAATTCTAATGGAGACATTGATCAAACTTTTATGTCTGCAATAGGTACAGGATTTAATGACACTATTAGTAGTCTTTTAGTGCTACCAGATAATAGTATTATTATAGCAGGTAGATTTACTACTTTTAATGGTACAACTATTAATAGAATTTTAAAATTAAGTTCTAGTGGAGTTCTTGATAGTTCTTTTAATGCTAATGTAGGGACTGGATTTAATAATTCAATTAGTCAAGCAATGCTTACTCCAGCAGGTAAAATCATTATTGTAGGAACTTTTAGTTCTTATAATGGAGTTGCTAGAAATAGAATTGCTCAATTAAATACAGATGGTACTTTAGATAGTTCTTTTAATTATAGTTCAGGAATAACTTCTAATGTAACTACGTATCCAAGAATAGCAGTGGACACTAATACAGGAAATATTTATCTTTCTGATCAGAGCTTTTTTGTTTACTCTGGTATTACTACAAATAGAAAAATAATAAGAATTGATTCTGCAGGAAATTATGATGCTTCTTTTGCTTTTTCTACTACTGCTTTTGGAATTGGTGGAGGAAGTCCTACTTTAACTATGTACTTTGACCCAAGTTTAAATAAACTTTATTATGGAGGTACCCCTCTTAACTGTGAGTCTTATGCAAATGGAAATTTATATAGGTTAAACTTAAATGGTTCTTTAGATACTACTCTTCCTAATAATTCAGGACAAGGAAGTTCAAGTAATTTTAATTACATTAAACCTATTGGTACTGATTATTTTTACCTTTGCCATACTAGTATAGGTAATCATTATTCAGACATACCTGGAGATATCCATAGAGGTTTTACTATTATAAACAAAAACACAGGAAAATTAGCTACTACTTTAACTAGATCTTTAAATCACTATGACTAATCAAATTATAATAGATAAAGACAACAATGTTTTCTTTATTCAACAAGACACTGCTTTTACTATCTTTTTTCAAGAAGAAGATATAGTGTTAGAAAATACCACTATAGTAAATGCTAAAGGAAACTTAGAAATTCTAGAAGTAGAGTTACCTGAAAACTTAGATTTATCTAAATCTTATAAGTTTGAAAATGGTATCTTTATAGAAATTCTAGTGCAAGAAGTTATTATTAACTAGTAAAAAATAAGTCATGGCAAAGTCAATACAAGAAAGGTTAACAGCCTTAGAAAGAAATTTAAGAGGGCTGTGTTGTAAGGTTGGGGGCACTAGTTCTTCAACTCAAAACTTACAAGAAGTTACAGACCAAGGTAACACAACTACAAATAACCTTGAGTTAAATGACACTGCTAAAGTAGTCTTTGATAATGGTTCAAGACTACAAAAAGGAACTACCAATAGTTATACTGGTGGTAATGGAGGTATTGCTCAGGTGTGTTCTATAGACTATGAGTTAAAATGGGAAGCAGGAAGACAGTATGTTATGCAACAAGATGGCTTTACTATTCGTGAAGTAAATTATAACTTTACACTTACTCCAGGAGTTAATGATGATATTACTAAAGGATTTGTACCTGGTAGTAGATGGACATTAGATAATGGAAGTACTTATGTATGTACTGATAATACAGAAGAACTTGCTATTTGGGTATTAATATTTACTGCACAAAATCCAGGTTTATTTGCTCAAACAGCATTAGGAACACTTATAACAGACACCGTAGTTGAAACCTCACTTATTGGCACTGGAGTTGGTTCCTTAGCTGTTCCAGCTAATGCTTTTCAAGTAGGTGATTCATTTACAGCTAAGATTTGTGGGCATTTATCTTGTGCAAATAATGAAACAATACACATTAGAGTGAAATCTGATGGTGTCACTATAGTAGATGCTGGTGTTTTTGAAATGAAAATAGCAACAAATAAATATTTTGAACTAACTTTAGACTTCACTATTACAAAAATAGGTGCGGGAGGAGTAGCTGAATTATTTACAAATGGTCAATATAGTTATAATCATAATGCAGCTGGAGAATTGTCTGGTAATAATTTTGCTTTAGTATCTAATACTGTATTTGATACAACAGTAGTCAACGCCTTATCAATCACAGCAGAGTGGGGATTAGCTAAAACAGCTAATAAGATACAATCACAAAACTGTGTACTTACTAAAGTATATTAATAAATAAAAGTTATGCAAGATAGATTTCAATATGTTACTGTAGATACTATCCTATCCAAGTATTTAAGAGACTTCAGGGGTGTAGAACTCAATGAAGATGAGGCTATTGAATGGATAGGGGAGGCACTTGGTTTTATGCAAATGTCTTCTGCTTCTGAAGAAGGTATTGCTTTTCTTGAAGTTAAAAACTTTCAAGCTGCATTACCCAATGGTTTACACTATATTATCCAAGTGGCAAAGAACAATGCTTGGTCTTCTACTGATACTGCATCATGTACTCCACAAGTTATAGCTGAGAACTTAGTTCCTGCTACAACTCTTGATTCTTGTTGTGGAAGTTGGACTGAAGACTTAGTTGCTGTAGATTGTCAAGGAGAATTAATTGGAGATCAAGAAATAGCTTATTACAGACCTTATTTTGATTTGCAATATGAATACTTAGGTTGGGTTCATTCTAAAGCATTCAGAACAAAGTTTACCCCTGTTAGATTAGCTAATCATACTTTCTTTAATACTTTGGTTTGTCAAACAGAAGAAAATGCAGGATTGTATAATGAGAATACAGCTAGTATTACAGATGAGTACACTATTGTTGGAGACCAACTTAGATTTAGTTTTCAAGAAGGATATGTAGCAGTAGCTTATTTAAGACAAAGAGTTGACCAAGAAACTGGATACCCTATGGTTCCAGATGATGAGTCTGCTAAAGCTGCTATCACTTATTACTTAGGTTGGAAAACTAAAGAAAGAGAAGCTTGGAATCATAGAGAAGGTGCTATGCAAATAGCTCAAGTAGCTGAAGCAAGGTGGTTAAAATATGTAAAGCAATTTAAGAATAAAGCCAAGATGCCCTGGGGAACTGATGAGTATGAAGACCTTATGGAAGGAAGTAATTACTTATTACCAAGAAGAAAAAGATACTATGGTTTCTTTGGTAAACTTGGACAAGCTGAAGATAGGATTTTCAATGACCCTAACTTTACAAACAAATACAGATACACATCAGGTAACTCAGCTTATATGAGATAATTATGGCTCAAGAAAAACAACAAGGAGGAATTAGTGTAAACATTCCTGGAGGACTAAATACAGACTCTTCTTTAGTAAATCAACCTGAAGGTACAACTAGATTTGTATTTACAGGAGTAAATGAAACTAAAGAAGGAGACTATGGTTTTATTGCAAATGAAGAATCTAACCAAGAGTGTTATAATCTTTCTGCCAATGGCATACTAGGTCCTGGGTATATACCTATGGGAAAAGTTTATATTGGAGGAGAAAATAGTGCAATCTTCTTAGCTAACCCTAATGGAAACTCTGCTATTATTATTGTAGATAAAAATTGCAATGTAATTGTTTCTTTTAGTGATAAGAATCAAGTAGAGAAAATGGGATTCAAAGTAACTCAACAAATTGATGCAA